CGGCACCGCCAACCCCTAGAATATGTTAAGCCGCCTCCCCGGGGGCAGCTGTCTGGGTGGACTTAGTTGTCCTTTGGAACCGGCATCGGTTCGTAACCCTTGCTAATATTAGGACGGACCTTAGCGTGATCGCGGGTCATAGTCCCATCGGGTGCATTGCTAAGTTGTTGTTCTTTAGCACGGACCTGATTTCTAGCACGCCGCAATTCTACCTGACGCGCTTCATCTGTCAACTCCTTTGGTCGTTCCATCAGAATCATACCGTCACGTTCAATCGTTGCATACTTTCCAGTAGGCATTGTTTCTGGATGACGATCTGCTGGTACGGGTTCCCAACCACCACGGGCTAGTTCAACCTGATAGGCTGGGTCTTCCTTACCAAGAAGGGTTTTGCGCTTCCATTCATAGGACCAACCATCCGGTACATCCCTAGAATCTATATGGAATCTGTCCATTTCGTCCAAATCATTGCCACCGCGATGCCCACGAATTTCAGCAGTACGTGCAGCAGCCCTAGCGCGGGAATCATCGGCACGCATGGCAGGACGCATTTCAGTTTTACGGCCAAAAGCCTTTTTAACTTCGGTTTCTTCAGTCATAATTTACTCCTATCGGTTAAACCGACCCTCCTTTTGGGCCAAAACTTTGTTTTTAGCGTATTCTTCGGGGGTCATTTTCATCATTTCAGCCATTTCACGTTCAGATGCAGTCAATTTGACCACATTTGGACGTCCATTATTGCTGCTGGCTGTTCGACTAGTAGGTGCAGCTGGTGCCGATGTACGCTGCTGGCGTACAGATGCTGCCGTTGATTGCGGATTTTCTGCCGCTTCAACTGATTCGTTTTGCTGCGGGGCAGAACGATAGCCTAATGACTTTTCTATAAAGTCAAAGTAAGCGTCCGAATCAGGCACATACCCGTCAGCAACTGCAAAATTGTGCGCGCCGACCATTTTTGCATACAATTTCTGGTCATTAACGCATTCTGGGTGATTTCTTACCCATGCAGCAGACCGCGGCGACAGTTGTGATGCAACTTGTTCAACAGGGTCCATCTGTCGTGGCATTGGCTGAACTGGATTTGCCAGTTGTTGTTCCAATGCAGACCGACCATTTTCCAATTGTAGCAATTTGGCGGAATTAGCTGCCATTGCTTCTTGGATATTAGCCGCACGATCAAAGTCACCAGCAGCCATAGACGCACTATATGCGGCTTTTAGATTGTCTGAATTCTGTTTTACGGTCGTAATGGCGCTTTTGATAATCATCAAATTGCCATCTTGGACTTCATGCTGCGCCCTATGTGACGCAAGTTCATGTTGTCTAGCCCGTTGTTCGGCTTCAGCACGGGCAATCTGTTCCCGTTCTAGCTTTGCCTTTAATTCAGCAATGCCCTGTTCAGGGGTTTCTTCATCGTTAGATGCTACTTTAGTAGTAGGTTCATCTACCGTGTCATCTGCAAGAATAATATCTTCATCTTGCAATACGGTGTTGTCTTCAGTCATGATTATTTTCCTTACCAGACAGCATCAGGCGCGGAAACGCGACCACGGATGTCGTAATCCGCAATCATTCGGCACATGACGTTATGAACATTGATGTTCCAGCCATCACCCGGACGGCAAACAACCCAATCGCCTACTTCAACCTTGATGTCTTTGAACCAAGTGTCTTCTTCATCTTTAAAAGCGGTTGGGCCTTTTTTAACGACAAGGCCAACTTTGCCTTGCCATTTATCTTCGTCGCGGGTCTGTTCTGACAGCATAATGCCGCCCTTGGTCTTGTTAGGACGAACATAAATCGCAACTAAAACCTGATTATTAAATACTTCTAGATCATCCAACGGACCCATTTCATCAATTAAAGCCTGCTTAGGGTCGGTTTCATGGTGCATTCGCATAAATGGCATTGCGGTCATTCCCTTTCTCCATTTGATACAAGCCGATCAGCTTCGGCCATTAGTTCGTAACAAGATTGGAGACCGGCAATTTCGCCTTGCCTACGACGCAAATCTTCAAGGTCAAGAATGAAACCCGTGCTTATTTCTTCTTTAAGCTGGGTTAACCGTTCCTCAACCAATCGTGCCAGTACGACACTGTAGCGACCTGCAACCGTAAACATAACTGCCCTCCAAGCGCGTTACATGAACGGAAGTTATGTCTGACATGAATTATTTTAAACTGTGGATAGGTGGATATGCCCAATAGAAAAGGCCGGAGATTGCTCCCCGGCCCATATTCTATGTAAATTACTTACTAGATTAACGGTGCGATTGGATTTCCGTCTTTTCCAAACGACCTTCGCCAGAACCCGCACCAGCGTCCATATCTTTGTATGAACGATAAACGCGGCCACCAGACTTACGTGCCATTGGAGGCGCGCCGGGAGGTGGTGCCATTGGTGGCATCTGTGGTGGCATCTGTGGAGGAATTGGAGGCATACCGCCACCCATAGGAGGCATCATTGGTGGACGTGGTGGCATTGGAGGAGCGCCAGCACCCGGAATCATTGGCTGTGCCTGTGGATTTGCACCTGCGCCGTGTGGGGAAACAACAATATTAATATTGGTTTTGCCCTTTGCGCGGCCACCAGACTTACGGGCCATACGACCACCCGGAACAACACCCGGCACCTTTTCCTTTGAATTGCCTTCAAAAATTGATCCACCAGATTTTTTTGCATGACGAATAGCTTCTGACTTAATCATCTTGCGAATCAACTTCTTATCTTCGGCTTCATCAGGATGTTCTGCCTTGCCGCCCTTCTTCATGCCTAACATGGCTTGACGAAGCATGCCCTTAGTAGGCGCACCCTGTGGCATACCGGGGATTGCACCGTAAGGCATACCACCGCCAATATCCTTCTTGGTACGGCCACCCTTCTTAAAGGTTGGGCTTGCACCTACAGGAATACGTTCGCGTGGCATAGCGGTTGGGCGTGCTGGCGGAATTGGAGCAGGACGCGCTGGAAGACCACGGCCCATTTGACCGCGTGCAATTTCATCAGCCCGAATCAATTTTGCAATATCATCAGCCGAACCGCCGTCGTCCTTCTTAATGCGGCCACCCTTCTTCATGCCACCGGTGTGACCAATACCTTCACGGTACTCATTGGCTTTCTTCATGTCGCGGTTGATGTACCGATCAACAGGAGGCATTTCGCCTGCCTTACCGCCTGCCTTCTTAACAGGACGGTCTGCGCGCTTCTTAGCCATCTTACCTTCAACGGCTTCAGCTGCTTTAACCTTACCACCACGCTTATATGCACGTGGGCTAACTGGGCGCATACCGGTCTTAACACCAGCATTTAACGCAGCAGGCGGCGTCCATGTTGACGAATCAACCTTTTCAACCGGGTCATTGGCAGTCAGCATTTTTAGTTTCTTGGCGGCACCTTCGCGTATCGCCTGACGGATATTTTCCATTGGGTTAACCTTTAAATAAGGCGGCGTCCCGCCGTTGTGATCACAATAGTATTCTAACCTTAATCTACTATTTCAACAACGCCTTTCCGCATTAACCGTAATACTGATTGCCATTAGCTAATAGCAAAGCATTTTTAATAGCTTGAGTATATTGTGCTTGCCTTAAAGCACTAGCATTAGCCCCAAGGTCCGCATAACCCGTACCAGTAGATGGCGTATTTGATGGAATATACGGCTGATTTACACCCGGCAATTTAAAAGGCGTACTTGTAGTTGTATCTGTTGTAGCAACTGTTGCAGGTGTAGCAGCTGCTGCCGCTGCCGCCATTCTAGCCTGCATTTCCGCATCATGGCCGCTACGATCAAACGGACCGGGCTTTGCATTAGCCCTCATTGTTTGAATATCACCAATAGCTTTATTATACGCATCAGTTTCATTAAGTCCTTGATCCGTATATTGTTTATAGAATTTATCCAATTGCTGTTGCGTGCTTAAACCAAAAAATCCAGCAACCTTTTCAGCAATGTCTGGTCCTTGCAGGTCACGCACTGGAATTGGTGGTGTTGGCACTTTATTGCCGGGGAATGTTGGCGCAGTTCCGCCGCCACCTGTTACCGCTGCTCCACCACCGGTTCCACCAAGATTTTGGGTAATGGTATCACGCGCCAACCGCAGTGCAGCATCGGATGGTCCAGCACCCAAACTAGGTGTAATGGCATCACGATACGCACGAACTGCGCTATACGGCGTTGAAGGCATACCAGTTGTATCCCCAGTCATAGGGCCAGTTCTGGATAATGCTGCATTTAGTGCGGCATCGGATGATTCAACACCTAAATTTGGCGTGATAGCATCACGATATGCACGAACTGCACTATATGGCGTTGAAGGCATACCGGATGTATCGCCTGTCATTGGTCCTGTTCTGTATAATGCTGCAATTAACCTAGTTACCGTGTCGTCACCGGAATTTAACGCAGTTTCACCGTCAACACCTGTTAACGGACCAGTACGTGACAATGCGGCGTTTAACGCAGTCCCACTATCACCACCAGTTATTGTACCAGCGCGGGATAATGCTGCATCAAGCAATCTTTGATCAGGCGATGTTACGCTTGGCGTACCACCAAGACCTGTCACTGGTCCTGCACGCATCAACAACGCATTATTGGCATTCATCGCAGCATTTTCCGCGGCATCAGCTTGCGCCTGAATAGCATCCTGAATTTGTTGTTGTTCTACGTATTGGGCATTGGCCGCATCTAATTGCGGGGCCGACATTCCTGCTGCTGTCGTAATTGGCCCTGCCAGTGGAGGATTTGACGGGCTAGACGGTCCAAACAGATAACTTGTGTCCGTGCTTGGATAACCCTTAAAATTTGGGTCAGCAAAAGGTGAATTGGCACCCGGTGTATCAAATGATTTTATACTATCTGGGGAGCCAAACTTATCATTTATTTCCCGCATTCCCTGTTGGGCGTCCTGCGCTTTAGCAACAGCGGTATTAATTGCACCTTGGGATTCATCAACCTTTTGAGAAAATTCACCAGTATCACCGCTTAATCCACCGGGCATATCGCCTTTACGAACGTCATCACCGGTATCTTTGGTTTCGGTATCTTTAGTTTCACTTTCGTGATCCGGCCCACCTTCTTCAAAATGCTTACGTTTTTTCTTTTTCAATGGTTCTTTAGCCAGCTTCAACGCAAGTTTGATTGGGTCTTGTGCCATGATTTAATTCCTTATTGGATCGGTGCATTTGGGGCGGCATTAAATGCTGGTTCATTCCCTTCCAGCCGTTGCAACATACCCGGTTCAATTAACTGATTGATAATGTTTAATGATTGCGGATTGTTGGCAATATCTTCGGCCAACTTAATCGCTGCTAACCGTTCCCGGCTTTCACGATCCCGCTTGCGGTTAATAGCATCCAACTGGCTATCTTGTGCCTGCTGCTGAATTTCCGCCATCTTAACTTGTGCGTCGGCCATCTTGGCTTGATCAACCGGTGCAGGTGTTCCACCAGATTTAGTCTGCGCTTCAAGCATCTTAGCTTGTGCTTGGATCATTTGGGCCTGTGCGCTTGCCTGTTTTGCTTGTGCTTCAGGATTAGGCTGTGGCGCTTGCATAGACAGGAATTGGTCCGCATTTTCCCATCCAAGGGCGCGAAGGGCTTCACGGTTAACCGCCATCAAGTCATACAATTGCGGTGCCTGCTGCGCCATCTGGACCAATGCAGATACCTTCATCATGCGCTGCATATGAGACGCCGTGTTAGGGTCAGACTGCGGGATAAGGTCAATATCATCCAATGCTTTAAGGAATACGGCTTCATCCCATGGTGCCGCTGGTTTGCTATTGCGCTGCCAGAATGATTCGGGGTGATCCCTAAATGTTTCGGCAATCATCTGAAGTTCTTCAGCCTGCGCCGCATGCATGCGCTTATGAACGCTGGACAGGATTTTTGTCGCCTGTTCAATCAATGCAACCGTCGTTCCAACAGGTGCATCCTGCCTGCCTTCACCAACCGGCACATCAGCCGTACCTCCCAAACGCTGGGCATACGTGCCAATGTTTTCAATCAGCGACATCAATGCGCCAGATGGCTCCTTATACGGTAAAGGCATGACCGCCTGATTAATAGGCATATTGCCGGTATCAATCTGTGCGCCGCCGCCGGGAGGAACCCGGAAGATATTGCTGTTCTGGCGTCCACCAGCCTTTGCATAAAGGAAGCCGGGGAAGTTGGCATACATACCGGCGTCAAGCAGTTCGCGCCATCCCGCCGTGACCGCATTGGTAGCATTGCCAAGGATCTGAAGCAAACCAATGCCATAAAAACCAAGTCCGGGAATATAGACATAGTGAACAAAGCACTTCTTGGCCGTTGGGAATAACTGATCATCTTCCTTGTAGTTCCTAACAATAGAAAGGATTTGCTTAGATGATACGTCAATCGTAACACGATACGGCACTTCCAACCCCGATGGAGCACCATCCATAACGTGTTCATGGCCCTTGATGTCTAATTCACAATAGCATTCGTAAATTTCCCGATCACGGTCTTCCGCGTAATTTGAATCAACTGTCACACCTTCAATGGCGCTACTTTCAAGCTGAACAGGGTCCGCAATCTTTGGCGTTGATTGGCTAAGAATTACATCCCTATAGACGCCCATAAGCTGCATACGCTTAACGACAGACGGACGCATATAGATGCGATGCGTAATACGACGGGCATTATCCAGATCAGTGGCTTCGTTGTTTACGATCAAATCATCCGCATCAACTGATTCGGATACCGGACGGTTGCGTAATGGGCAGAAGTAGACCTTCTTGAAGCCCGAACCACCAAAGCCCTGCATGAACAACATCTTGTCCGTGTCAGGATAATATTCCTTGGCTGTAACGGTCAAATAATGGTTCATGTCCTTTTCAAAGGCATCGGCCAACCAATCGCTATCTGGCTGGGAATAGTTGCTATCGTCCCGTACCTTGACTGGACCATCAACCGGCAGCAGTTCCGATCTAGCATTAGCCTGATGGCGCAATACTGCTTCAAGCAATAACGGATGGCGAACCTTGGACATACCTTCAATCGGCGCACCATCGGCAGCACCCTGTAATCCCGGTACTTCTATCTTTAATCCCAATAACCGTAAGCCAATAGCCCGGTCTTCAATCCATTCTTTGCGGCTTTCCAAATCGGAATCAATGCCACGAAGCAGTTCATCGGATATGCGGGATAGTTCTTGGTCTTCTAGATCTTCAGCAAGGTTGGCAAACCAACTTGTATCTTTCCCTTGGTCCGTACCAGCGCCTAATGGCTTACCATCCAAGCTAATGCTGATGGAGCCATCGGGATGTTCAATACGAAGGATATTGCCCTTCATATCCATTTCAGGCAGGTCTTCGCTTTCATCTGCCATTTCAACAATGACATCCATCCCTTCAATGGGAGCCGCCTGATCCTGATCCTGATCAAGACGCAGATTGGAAACTAAGCCGGGAGTTAATGCCATGTGTTACACCGGATAAAGCGGGACATTCTGCGAATTGCCCCTAAACATTTTCGAATCCGCCAAAGCCGCAGTACGTTCAGCGCCACGTTCTATCATACCTGTAGAACGCAACCATGACAACGCCTGTGTCACGGTATCATGCAAATCATCGTGTTTTCCTTTTGGAAACTGTTCTGATTGCGTCACAACCATGTCTGCCCACGCCCTTTCAAGCGGGGCCATGATTAATCCTTCAGCGAATAAATGCTGTACGGAATAAGTTCTTGCGACTTTATCTTGAGACTTTGGATCAAAGAACAGCACGCCCCAATCCTCATGGCCGTATATCCGCCGGATTTCCTGCGCCACGCTAATGCCAGCCGCTTTGTTTTCAATCAGAACAGTATCAACCTTCATCTTCTTGGCAATTTCAGCAACCTTTTCAACCAACGCATGGAATTCTACCCGACCTTGCCATGCGTTCATTAGCATGATCCGTGGAACTTCTGCCCCATCTTCCGACTTAGATATACGGCTGGCGATGATTTCCCCGTTAGGACCAATGGTCCGACTAGTCAGACCAGT